CTAGCCGGGTGGACAGAGGAACCCTTGTGCGCCTTCGACCAGGTGCTCAGCTTGCCTGAATCCAAGGCCGTTTTCCTCCAGGGCCTGCTCGATGGTGAACGTGTAGTGGACTTTCACTAACGAGGCGCAGACACCGTGCCCACTCTTGAGGAGGTTCTCCCTTGGGATTCCGGGGAAGTAGGGGCTGACGTACTTGAGGAAGCCTTCTTCGCCGGTCGGTCCAGGCTGGAGGCTGCCGTAGGTGTCGCCGTTGCCGTTCTTCCCGGCGTCCATGGAACTTCCGCCCATGCAGGCCTGGACTCCGGCGTCGGTGTTCCAGTCACACCCCGGCGGCAATGCTGAAGCCGACGGGGCCAGGACCGCTGATGCCATTACCGACAGTGCGGCTGCGGGGGCGAGGCGCTTGATGGCCTTCATCGCGGCATCCACTCAGGGCAGAGGTTCGCGATGGCCAGACGGAAGTATTTGTCTGAGGTGCCTGCTGAGCTGCTGCCGATCCAACCGGCCAGGTCGTTGCTCATTGTTTTGTAGGCCTGCTGCATGCCCTCACCTCGGCGGAGGTCAGTGCAGACACCTCGTGCCAGTTGCAGTGCGCGTGCATCAGAGGTGCGGTCTGCGCCGGACTTGTCGAGTGCGGCGAGGAAGCTCGCATCGTCAGCTGAAGCAGCTGGGGCCACAGCAAGCGAACTCGCGCACACCGCCAGTGTCAGAACTCCCAGACAGAACCTATTCATGACGTCCCCCTCGTTGGTCTCACAGCAACTTCACCGGAGATTACACAGGAACCGACAATTTTTCATACCGTTGGCATGAAAACAGGTGTCATGGGTGCCGCCGGGACGCTCTTACGCTGAGAGACGTGCGGGACCTGGACGAGATTGATAGTCAGCTACGGCTGGCAGCGCTGGTACGGGCCACGGTGCGACAGGCCGGAGGAAGTCCGTCGATGGTCGGCGTCGATGCGCTGCTCGATGAACGTCTTCGCGCTCTCGCCGAATCCGCTCGATGACGCCACCGACGACGAACCAGAAGGCCGCTGCGATCGGAATGAGCAGCAGGACAGTCAGTCCCAGCTCGCCGGTCGGACTTGTTCGGGTGCAACTGACGGTCACGCCGACGATCAGGACTGAGGCCACAACCGGCCAGTGGTGCTTCACGGACTGCCTTTTCGTCGTCATGGCTTCCTCCCACAGTGTGGGTACTGCGCCGAGGCTCGGGCCTTGAGCAGGCTCGCCTGGTCGGCCTTGAGCACGGCGTTGGCCTTCGAGAATCGGTCTAGGGCAGCCTGACTCAGGCTGACGTTGTCGTCGGCGATGGCCAGATCGGTGACCAGCTGCTCCCAGATGTCCTGTCGCCGTTTGTCGAGCGCCTCGATCACTTCGTTGTATCCCACTCGCGTCGTCAGCACGGTAACGACGTCGGTCAGACACTGGTTGGTGTCCTCGGCGAACTTCGTTGTGGTCGCGGCCTGGTGCTCTACCTCGTTGGCCGTCTCCTGGGTACGCCAGCCGATCCAGGCGATGACCAGGGTGGCAATGACGCAGTAGACCAAGAACCGGGTGCTGAATCGGTATGTGCCGTCAGCCTTTCGGGTGAACATGTGCGGGCTCCTTCGGGTGCGCATGAAGTTGGCCGACCTCTTGGAGAGGTGCTCGATGCCGATGCCTGCCATGAAGGAGACCGGCGTCTGCCATGTGATGAATCCGTCCAGGAAGCTGAAGATGCCGACCATCAGCTCTCTCCCTCGGTGTTGGTGGGCTTGTCGGGTTGCTCTGTGACGCTGACGGTTCCGTCACGGTTGACGTTGATGCTGCGGTTGGCAGCGCTCTGGTTCTTGCGGTCCAGGGCCTCGTTGGCGAACCAGACGCCAAAGGCACCGACAAGCATCTGATCGAGCACCGGAGGCGGAGTGGTGGCCAGCCACTGAAAGACGGCCCACAGACACGTCAGCAAGAACAGTGCGACCGTTGTTGGCTTGGCCTCCAGGACCTTCCTGGGGAGCTTTGGCATTGGTGATTACCTCCAGTCATTCACAAGACCCAAGGAGGGTCACGCAACGCGCGTGCGCGTCACCAGTCAGCGGCGTTGGCTCGCGATGGTCGCTTGCCGAATAGCGGGTTGTAGGCACGAAAGAACCTGCCTTCGATGATGTTTGGATCAGGAGCGCCAACCGAGGTGTAGACCTCATGGTTCGTTCGATACATGAGCTGTCCATCGCTGAGCCAGCCGTACTCATCAGAGTTGACCTGAGTCCCCCTGAGTCCCCGGTCTTTCCGGTCTCCCATGAGAATTGCCGTCGCCTGGTTCTCCAGGTCCCAATTGGCACCACGCTTTGCAGTGCAAGCCTTCTCGCGAAGCCTCCGCGTTTGCGCAAGTTGGTAATGCTTGTCGCACAGTCCAAGTCGGTGACGTGGATCAGTGCAGGTCAGCTCCGAGCATATGCGCGGCTTCCGAACGCGCGGCTTGTTGGGAGACCTGTGCACTTCCAGATAGTGCGCCTGACACAGGTCCCGCGCGTGATGGCGCTCCTCGCAATCCGGCTTAGCGCAGAACCGCTTTGGCCTCGTCTTCAGGATGCGCGTCGCGTGGTAACGCTGGTTCTCGTAGTGCCTTCGGCAGAGACCCAGGGAATCGTGAGGACGATCGCAATCAGGCCTTGAGCAGAAACGGGGTTGCCGTGGTTCCTTCTTCGGCTTCTTGGCCGTCCACGCAGCACGGCCATAGTGCTTCTGGCACAGGCCCTTCGCGTAGTACGGCTGATCACAGTCGGCCTCAGAGCACCGCCTGGCGTTCGAACCGCCTGGCGAATAGTACTGGGATGCATAGTGCTTCCGGCAGAGTCCTTTGGCCAACTGCTTGTTCTCGCAATCGGCCTCAGTGCATATCCGCTGAGTTCTCGGCACCATCTCAGATGTCGATGTCATGGTCGATGCCGGGACATCCGGCCATCCACGCATAGAAGACGCCAGCGAAGAGCACCAGACCGCCGACCGCGCCGACGGCCACAGTGGCCAGGACGCGCTTCATCGAGCGCGCCGACCGAAGGCAGGCATGGCGTTACCAACGGTGTGGTGGCCACGTGCGTTCAGGTGTGTCGCGTCGCCTGATCCGACGTCATAGACGCCAGCGCGCATGCGAGCCGGGTCGGCCCAGTTGCTGACCAAAGCGTCCACGTCGAAGCACGTCTCGACTCCGGCGGGCAGAAGGTGGCTCCAGCGGTTGAAGTCGAGCCGGGCCTTCTCCAGGGTGCCAGCGGTCGCTCCGCTGCCGGTGTACTCACCACGCGGAGGGATGTTGGTGATGATGTGCCGGGCATTGGGGAACTTGCTCTTACCCTTGGCGATTGCGCCCAGGAAGTCGGCCTGCGATGTCGTGATTGTGGAGCCGCCTTCGCCGATCACGTCCGAGGACGCCAGGGCGTAGTACAGGACGACGTCGGGGTCCAGCGCCGACGCGCACGGGTCATAGACGTCCCAGCGGGCTCCGGCGCTCGCGGCCTTGTAGTTGGCGGCAAGTGAGGATGCGACACCGATGGACGCTGCCACACCACCGTTGGCCATGGCCCAGACCTGAGGCCAGCTGCCGATCTCGCCGTTGTTGTCTACAGCTCCGCCAGAGTTGTTGGTGCCGTTGGACAGGGAGTTGGAGACGACCAGCATGACCGGAGCGTTGTCGTTGGCGAACTCGTACTCGATCCAGACCTGGAGGAAGGCTGCGTTGGTGATGCGCGTCATGCCGGACGGGTTGGCGAGACCGGCATCGGAAGCCAAGGCCGTCTGATAGACGACGCCTCCGCCGAAGCACGTGACGCCAGAAGCTGGCGTGGTGAAGCCGTAGGACAGCACATAGCGCTTGTAAGGGTCGATCGTGAAGGTCGATGGGCTCACCCATGGCGTCACGACTTCGGCGTTGGCAGCCATGTTGGTGCTGGTGAGAATCTGCGTCGGCGTGGTGGTGCACTGACCATTCCACTTGCCGTCAGCGCTTCCCGTAGTCGACGGGATGCCCACGTACGCAACCATTCCCGTGACGGGATTGCCCTGAGTGTCTGCCAGCTGGTTGCGGTTACGGAAGTGCACGCGGAACCTGCGGACCTTCTGGCTGATGGAGAACTCCCGGCGGTCGTGGAGTGGCTGACTAGCCCACGTGCCACTGGAGTTGCACATCTCGAAGGGGAAGACGCCAGTGCGCACCGTGCTGGGCACGCTCAGCAGGCTGTAGGCCGTGCCGGTCCAGCGATAGCTGTAGCCGGTGTCAGCAGCGATGTAGACCTTGCTGGTCTCGCCCGTGCCAGGGAAGGCAGCCAGGTTGGTGTACTCCTCGACCGGCTTCTGGACACCAGGGAGCTGAGAGGCGCTGAGCTTGCCCGAACCGTCAAGGCCTGCATAGCCGTTGGCGGCGTTGCGACCGATGGTGTCCTGCTTGTTGCCCAAGGCTCCTGACAGACCAGAGATGTCACCTGTACCGATGGCCAGGTCAGTCTTGAGCTGAGCCGGGGTCCTGCTGGTCCAGACTCCACCCTTGCGTTGCAGGACATCGTCATTGGCCGGGGTCAGGCTGGCGACCTGCGTCAGGTCAGCGGCCTGAGGCTGCTTGGTCGCGATGTCGCTGGTGTTCTGATTCACCTGCGACGCAACGGCATTCTGGTCCGTGGCCTGGTACTTCTGGCCGTTAGCCCAGCTGTTCTTCAGCGTCATTAGTTACCTACTCCGGCTCCGGCGACGACACGAGGGTCCAGTCGGTCTTGGTTGGGGTCATCTCGTAGGTCATGCCGTTGATCGGATGACTGATGCGCCACTTGGGGACGTCGCGGTCCTTCACGCGGTGCGCGACAGCACCAGTGGCCGGGTCCTTGCGGACGGTGCCGATCGGCTCTCCGGCCTGCTGGTCCATTGCCGTGAGCATCGTGCGCACGGTCTGCTCGTCCAAGCCGGTCTGCGCCATGAGCGCGGCCACCTGGGCCTCGATGTCTGTTGATGTTTGGGTCACGGTGCGACCGTTGCCTTTCCTACTCGTGTGATTGCGATGGCTGTGCCGGTGCCGTCGGCTGCGCCTGTGATGGTCACGGCGTCAGAGGTGCCGCCCGTAATCCAGTCGCCTGCTTTGAGATACACAATCCAGGTGCCCTGGACAGCGCCCATCTGGTTGGAGCTGGGACCCGATCGGATCAGCGTGGCTGGCGTCGAAGCGTTGCCACGGTGAAGGCGGACGACGGTATTGCTTGTTCCTTGCGTGCGAATCTTGATCTCGACCATGTACCAGTCGGTGACCGACACCTGGACTCGACAGTTGGTGCCGGGGATGAAGGTGTACTCCGGCGTGGTCATGTCGACCGTGTCCAGCAGGTTGTTGGCGAACTCAGAGGCCGCGCCGTGGCTGACATTCGTCGTCGTGTTTGCCCGATAGGCCCGGAAGCCCGAGCCCACTGTTGCAGCAGGAGCGTTGTCCTGGACCGCAAAGCCAATCAGCGGACCAGGATTGGCTGGCACGCCTGCGGCGGATGCGCCCCTCATGAGGCCACCGAAGCTAGCGCCCCGGAAGCCCGCGCCGACCTGGGTGACGCTGGAAGAGTCGGTGAACGTGATGAGCGCCTTCACTCCGGACATGACTCGATAAGTCCTCAGTCCGCCAGCGGTTCCGGCTTCTAGCCAGTAGGCAGTGTTCGGCTGGAAGGTGTGACCGACGCTGTCCAATACGGTCGTGGTGCCTGCCACGCGGCACTCCAGGTAAGCCGTCGGTGTGAGTCCATTGCCGTTGGCAGTGAACCGAACTCGGACCCAGTTGTTGACGTCCTTGTATCGGCAATAGATGTGGTGCTCAGCGCCGTACGGGCCAAACCAGGGAGTCGGCACCCAGAAGGGCGTTGGGTTGTAGTAGGAGGAACCTGGGACGCCAGCCCAGACACCGCCGACCTTCTGGTAGTCGCCGACCGTGCTCACGACGTTGTACTCGGCGATGAAAGTCCGGGAGGTGTCCCATGTTTCGCTCACCGTGACCCGAGCAGCGCCACCCTGGACGCCGAAGGCACCCACGCTGCCGGTCAGGTACGTCGTGGTGAAGATGGGAGGCAGACCGGCGCTGTCGGGGTAGGTCGAGAAGTCGACCACCTTGTTGATGCCGCCAGTGTTGTTCTGGTTGCCATTGCCCTGCAGCTGAGCCAGCGCGACGGCAGCAGCAGCGAGGGCCTCGGCCTGAGCCTTCAGCGCTGCGTCGGCCTGGGCCTGCGTCCAGTAGTTGCCGGTCAGGTTCAGCAGGCTGTTGACGATGCCGTTGACCGTGCCCTGTACTCCCGCACCGAGGTCCGAGAGCGCACCGGCCAGCTGGTTGGTGCCGTTGGTGAAGTTGTTCCAGGCGTCGGCCAAGTCGAAGCTCGGGCTGGCGAAGTCGGTGAAGTTCAGGAAGTTCCGAACATTCTTGAACCAGGCCACCACTGGGCTTGCCGCCAGTTCACCACCGAAGGTGATCGGCAAGGTGTACGGGAAGCCGTCGTCACCTCCGGTGCCTCCGCCAAGCACGATGTGCTCAAGCAGCGTGATGACGTCGCCGATGACCGGAACACCTTCCAGCGCATGAGCGATGGCCTGCAGGATCGCACCAGGGTTGGTGATGTCGATACCCTGCAGAGCGCCAATCAGGTTGGTCAGCAACGTCACTGGGTTCAGCGCGGCCAGGCCGAGGATGTCCAGGCCGGTCTGGGTCAAGAACGAAGTCAGGAAGTCCTCGATGGTCGACAGATCGAGACCGGTCAACTCCTTGATGAAGTCGATGACCATCTGCTTCATGTTCTCGATGGCCTGAGGGATGATCTCGGCCAGCAGGTCCTTCAGGCTCTCGGCGAGCCCGGCCATGTGGAACTCGGTGCCGGAGCGGTTCGGGTCTCCCTCTGCTTCGAAGGGACGGGGGTCTACTGCGCGAGGCATGAGTTACGAACCGCCGCCGATGATTCCACTGACCGGGATGCACTGAATCGCCAGCTGGGCGTTGCGCTTGTTGAAGCTGTACACACCAGTGATGCCGTCGTTGAACAGGTTCACGTAGATCGTGGTCGCGGCACCGGTCGAATACGCAGGCACGACGCCGACACGGTTGTCCGGCGTGATGGCGTCGTTCGGAGCGCCAGGCATGGAGACGTGAGGCACGATCGTGGTCCAGGTCGAGCTGTTGCCGAAGCCTCGACCGATCAGCTGGCCGGTGCTCGGGTGACCCACGCGGACTTCACATCCCAGGATCAGCGGATCGGAGTCGGCTTCGATGCCGACAGCGCGGATGTGGCCGGTGACGTACGGGACCCAGTCGAATTGCTGCGGAGGGATGACGATGGAGCCGATCTGCATCCGGGTCGTCATGCCGCTGAAGTTGGTGAAGTTGGCCTCGGGCATCGTGTAGAAGCGCGGCATGATGTTGCCGATGCTGCGAGCCTGGAACTTGTGGCCGTTCCAGACGATGGCCTCGCCGATCTGCGGTGCCACGGCGTTGTCATAATCGGTGGCATTGCGCAGCGTGGCGTTGTTGCCCTTGGGGCCACGAGGAGCCTTCAGCTTCAGCAGCCAGCCCGGATTAAGCGCCGTGCCACTGACTTCGATGGTCGACTCCAGGCTGTCGTCGTCAGGGTTGAGCAGCTGGACCGTCGGGTGAATGTTGGGCACCGGACCGGCAGGACCGGCCACGCCCATCATGCGAATCCGCCAGCCGGTGCCGTCCCAGACGTAGACCATGTTCTCGATCCACCAGGCCTTGCCGACGTCGACCGGGTCATCGGTCAGGTTGGTCGGCAGGTCCTCAGGAGAGTCGAAGTCCTCCCACTGCATGTCGACAATGGGAGCGTTCTCGCCCGGAACACCTTGGGGCCCAACGAGGGCGTCCAGCGCAATGGCACCGTCCTTGCCGAGAATCTCGAAGGACCCGGCCATCATGGTCGGGGTGTCGAGATCGGAGATGATGCCCCACAGGTGGACGTTGGTCAGCACCGAGCCGAGGTAGACGTCACTGCCGGGAGGCGGTGTGGGAGCTGGCATTACTGGATTCCCCCTTCAGGAGAACGGATGTCGCCGACTTCTTCGGCGTCGGTGATGTGGACGAGAGGCCGCACGTGCCAGCCCTGCTCGGGGTCCGGCTGAGGTGCTGCTGGCACAAGGCCGAGGCGGCGCTTGGCTTCGAAGCGCAGATGCTCTGGGAGTGCCTCGATCTGCTTCATGGACATGTCGTCCAGGTGCTCCAGCGGATCGTCTGGCTCGCTGGCGTCGACCCACTCGCAGGCGTCTTCCATGACGCCGGGGCCAAAGACCGTGCGCTTCTTGATGACCGGGTCATCGAACTCTTCGACCAGAGGGAACTGGTCAAGGTTGTTGGGCTTGCGCCAGCCCGCGCGCACCAGGTGCCAGGCGACGGCAGCCTTGAATGGCTCGGTGTAGAGGATCGAGTCGTCCTTGCCGACAGGATGCTGAAGGTCGCCCAGCAGCTGCTGCATGACCGTGGCCATATAGGCGTTTTGCTTCTTGGAGACGGTCATCAGGCCACGGCCTTCGGTGCGGTCCGAGTGGCGATGGCCTTCTGCCAGCCGATGCCGGTCCAGACGTGCCAGACGAAGCCGATCCACCACGTCTTGCCGACGTCGGCGGAGTGGCGTCCATATTCGAGTTCGGGAAGCTGGTCTTCGGAGTCGAGCGGGCCTTCGAGCGAGATACGCATGACGAAGAGACCTCCTTGCGGAAGTTGTTGGTACGGAGTGGTTTTGTAGGAGCTGGCAACCGCCGGCTCTAGGAGCTAGAAGAGGTCGCCCGAGCCGAGGAACATCGTGGCGAGGTTCCAGACGGCGGCAATGGAGCGAGTCGCCCGTGCCACTGGGTCCTCTTCTTCCTTGTCGTTGCCGATCGACAGACCAACCGTGATCGGGTTGCTGTCGTCCCAGGAGTAGCGGACGGCGGTGCACTGATCGACGTGGATCAGGTTGGCCATCTGGAAGCCGAGACGGTCACCCAGCTGGAAGTCCTTGCCGACCAGGTAAGGAGCACCGTTGCGCACGGTGGTCTTGAAGCTGCTGTAAGCACGCGTCTTCCAGTGACCGGTGCGGATGTCCAGGACTCCGGCCACGGTGTAGGCAGAGCCCGATCCGCGCTCGTAGTGCTCCAGGAATCCGAAGTCGCCCATGAGAAGAGCGCGCTTCGGGTCCGTAAACCGTTGCCACGCAAGGAGGGTGTCATCGAGCTGTCCCTGATAGACCTCTTCGAGTCCTGGGGTTCCAGGAGCTTGAAAGCCACTGATGGCCAAACCGGCTGCGGCATAGATCAGTTCGGACAGCTGAGCCAATCCGTACTTGATGGCGAAGGTCTGGGCCTGGTTCACCCAGCCAGGACTCTTAGAGCCCACCATCACGGTCTTGGCAGTAGCACCGTGCAAAGACCGTTGCGACTCAACAATTCCCGAGTACTCGCCATCGGCGAAGTTCACCCATGGTGGTGCCGGAGCGGTGCCAGCGAGCTTGGCGAAGAACGGGTCCGTCTTGCCTTCAGCGTTCTTGTTGAAGCCTGTGACATCCGAGATGACCTCGGTGATGAGATCGTCTGCGGTGCTTGCCGCCAGCTTCAGCGGTCCGTCGGCGAAGGTGCCAGTCGGGCCCGTGGTGCCCGACTTGTCCTCGACGGCCATGACGATGCAATTGCGGTGTGGCCGAGCGAGATCAGCGATGTTCTTGGGCAACCCGCTCTTCTTGGCGAGCTTGGCCAGCTCCTTGCCGATGAACGGGACATCACCCAGACCCAGCTCCAGCTCGGGGTGCGGGCTGTCCTTGTCCGTCGTCAGCCAGGTGTAGGCGCGGATCATGCAGCCTGCGTCTTCGAGCAAAGGCGCTGTGACGCTGTGCATATCGGACCAGCGACTGGTCAGCACCGTGAAGCGCGACTGATCGAAGAACGGGTTGACGAACTGGACCTGGATTGGCCAGGACAGCGGATCGAACCCAGCCAGGCCGGTGCCGATCCAGCCTCCGGGGTTGAACATGTTCGTCGGGATCGACAGCGCCGGGAAGTACTGGCGCATCAGGTTGATGGACATAGTGACGCTGATGCCGGTGCGGCAGTTCCAGGGAAGGACCCACATCTTGGGGATTTGCACTTCCGGTGGGAAGAGCGGATTGGCCCCCGCCAGAAGGTGCTTCAGGTGCTCGCGGTTGGAGACCATCTCCAGCTCGACGGTGTGCAGGCCCTGAGCGTCACGCTTGGCGTTGACGCCAATGACCTTGCCGCCCCAGCGAGTTCGGTAGTCCTCGGACGTCGCGATCGGGTCCATGGTGACGTGGAGGTCTTCCTCCATGCGCCGGTCGTTGAGGATGAAGTCCGAGAGCCAGTTGTCCCGACGGAGCACGATGCTTCCGGCTCCGGAGTCGGCCATGACTTCCTCGACCATGACCGAGCGCTCCTGCGCGATCTGGCCGATGTAGTGCATGTTCTTGTCCCACAACCGAAGAAGGGGACGCTGTCGGACAGACTCGATCTCGACCTGGCGACGCTTCTCCAGGTACCGGTAGATGATCATCGGGTCCGTGAGGTCCGGAACCCCTTCTCGCCCAACGATGTGTTCGGGGACAGCACTGATTACCCGGTTGAAGTCGATGCTCCAGCCGGGTGTGTTGATGGTCATTTACGAATACGCCTTGTCGAACTTCTGAGGCACCAGCGCGACGACCTTGCCGCCACCCTGGGAGTGGCGGACCTTGATGCGGAGGGTCGACTTGGCGGGCCAAGGTGTGGTGAACCGGTCGTTGAAGCGACGCCAGACCGGCAGGCCTTGATCGGTGATGTCGTGGAGGAAGAAGTCCAAGAATTGGCTGTTACGCGCGATCCGGTAGAAGAGCGGATCGACCGGGTCCTTGGTCGCGGTCAGCGTGCGGGCCGTCGGGTCGGTGTCCACCAGGACCTCACCGTCGCTGGGCGACAGCAGAGGCAGTGGCACCATGCGACCGCCGGGGCCATCCTGAATCCAGGCCCGGCCAGGGCCCGACACCAGGAACTTGGGCCAGACCGGCTGGTCTCCTCGGTTGGGGACGGCGATGTTGCCCTCGCCGATGTGCCAGCCGGGGATCAGGTCGGAGATGCCGGGGAACAAGCCCTCAGCGATGTCTTCGATGAGTTCTTCGAGCTGGTCCCAAGGGGTGCTTGGGATTCCGCCGTCACCCTCGCCGTCGTTGGCCCATTGGTCGATCTCGATCCGCTTGCGCCAGTACGGGTCCACGGCGACGGCGTTCATGTTGTAGTCGGCGAAGTTGTTGCCGAAGGCCGTCGGGTCCAGGACGAAGGCGTCCTTGGGCTCCTCCAACAGGCGGACCTTGATGAAGCGCCAGCCATGAGTGCGCGTGAAGACGCCGAAGTAGCCGTCTTCCTTGGCCGACCAGCTTGCCCACCAACGCTGCTCGACCATGCGGTAACGGAAAGCGGTGTCTACCTCGCCGAGGCCGACGCTGACCTTGAAGCTGATCTCACGCTTGCGGTAGTCGACCCGCTCATGGGTGCCGCCGACCTGGTACGGCCCTTCGGTGATGAGCTGGTTGAAGGGCACGTGCATCAGACCTGCGAGCTGCGGTTGCAACTCGACTCCCTGGGCTCCGCCGTTTGGACCGTGGAGATGCCACAAGGCGCGCTTGCCATCTGGACCGCCTGAGCCAGGGATGCCCATGTAGACGATCTGGGTCTCCAGACCCTGTAGACGCTTGTCGAGAGCGAAGAAGCTGGTCGTCGGCGGACCCGTTGTCGGTGTCGGCGTAGTCATTTAGAACCTCCGGGTGCCCAGCTGCGGGTTCTGATTCGCACGCTGCTGGCGCTGCGTCTTGTCGAAGACGGAGACGGGGTCCATGCCGACCGTGCCGCCCTCAGCGATGTGAGTGCTGTTGTCGTTGTTGATGGTTTGACCCGCGCCGACCATCGCCGGATCAGGCGCATAGGTGGACGGGTCAGGGCTTGGGGTCATGTCGGTGCCTGCCTGCTGCGCAGCAACGAAGCCGTCAGGGCCCCACGTGCCGTCGAGTCCGCCAAAAGGGCTGGGCAGCAAGGACGTGAGGCCCTCGATGACTCCAGATGGCGAGCCGCCCATGCCCTGGGACGCCATGCCCAAGATGCCCTTGGCCACCGGGTCGTTGGTCAGTCCGCTGATGAAGTTCAGAACTCCCGCACCGCTTTTCAGCAGCGAGCCTTCGAGCGGGTTGTTGAAGCCCGGAGGAGGGAGAGACTCCAGGAGTCCGTCCTTGGCCATGTCGGCCAGTTGTCCGATGCCCTTGGTGATCTGGACGAAGGGGTTGTTGGAGTCCGAGCCCGAGCCCTTAGCGCCAGATACGTTCTGCGGCTGGTTCTTCAGGGTCTCTAGGTCGGTCTTAGCCTGCTCCAGATCGCGCTTGTTCTTCTCCAGGGCGTCCTGCTTGCCCTTGAGCACCGACGGCTTGATCTTGTCGTTGCCCTGCGCCTCATCGAGCGCCATCTGGGACCGCTGGACGCGGTTCTCCAGGTCGGCCACGCGGTTCTGTGCGGTCTGAATCTGCTTGGCAGTAGCGCCATGACCGGACCGTCCGCTGCCGGGTGACAGCGAGCTGCCGGACGGCATGGACAGCGATGCCGTCGGTGCGTTAACCGCCGGAGCGCCAGCGCCACGTCCCTTGCCCAACATGACGTGGACGTGGTCCATGTGGTTCTGCGTCGGCGAGCCACGGTCGCCCATGGCCTTGCCGGACGTGAGGGAACCGCCGTAGCCGTAACTGGTTTGACGCCAGATGAATCCGTCCAGGCCCAGCGCGTCAGCGTTCTTGGACACGAAGGAGGCGACGGCGTCACCGAGGGCCTTGCCTCCAGGCGTATCCCACGAGGGGATCATGACGTCGATGGCGTTGCCGGAGCTGTGCTCTCCGAAGCCGTCCTCGGACCGGCGTCCGCCGATGGAGGTGATCTGCGGCCAGAGCTGCATGATCTGGTTGCGCAGGAAGTCAGCGCCGGGGTTCAGGCCCTCGGCAAAGCCGGGCAGCGAGCCCACCATCGAGCGCACCATCTCGACCGGCGGAACCCAGCCGTTGTTAAGTGCGGCAACGAGAGTCGCTCCACCGTTGGCCATACCCCTGGCCGTGACGACGCCCTCGCCATTGGACAGCCAGGCCAGGATCGAGTCAGAGGTGCCGGTGCCAGGACCGCGCACGACGCCGCCGGTCGCCAGGCCCTGGAGGCTCTTGCCCCAGCCCTGAACCGTTGAGGCACCAGGGATGTCGACGCCGAGGACGTTGCCGGGGATGCTGGCCAGGAAGTCACCGAGAGCGTGAAGCGGCTTCTTGATCAGGTCGGCCAGACCGCCGAAGGCAGTCTTGACGGCGTCGCCGATGGTGCTGGCGATGCCCTTCACGACGTCGCCGACGATGCCGAAGCCGGACTTGATCTTCTCGAAGATGCCGCTGATGAAGTCCCAGGCCGTGCCGAAGGCGCTCTTGATGCCGTCCCAAGCTGGCGTGATTGCGTTGTTCCACAACCACATTGCGACCTCACCGACCGCACGTGCGCCGGTCTTGATGCCGTCCCAGACGGGCGAGATGAACTCCCAGGCGGCGCTGATGGCGCTCTTGATGCCTTCCCACGCGGGCACCATGTATCGCTGCCAGAGGTCGGAGGCGACCTGGCCGACGGCGTTGAAGGCGAGACCCATTGCGCGGAAGACGATCTGGATCGCAGCCCATGCCAGCTTCACGACGAAGCTGATGGCCTCGAAGGCGAGCTTGAACGGGATGAGGGCAGCCTGGATTGCCTGCCAGGCAATACCGATCGCGGCCTTGATGCCGTCGAAGGCCGGGACAATGGCGTTGTTCCACAACCACATTGCGACTTCGCCGACGCCCTTGAAGAAGTCGCCGATAGCCGGGAAGGCCGTCCCGGTCAGCCAGCCGATCAGGCCACCGAGCTTGTCGAGAATCCAGGTGACTACCGAGATGATCACGGGCAGAACGGCTTGCGAGACCGAGGTGACGACCTTGACGATGACGCCCAGGACGTTGCCCAGCACCGTGCCGACGAACTTGACGGCAGGCATGAGGGCGTTGAAGACCTTGACGATCGAAGCGCCCAGCGGTGCCAGCTTCGGGGCAATCTTGGCCAGCAGCCCGGCCATGCCCTGGTATGCCGACTGGACGACGCCGATCAGGCGAGAGACGAAGGGCTGCAGTGCCGTAACGAGGTTCTTGAAGACGCCGATCACGGTCGTGGCGACGGTCTTGAGGACATCGAGCACCTTCGGCAATGCACCCTTGACGACGTCGCCGACGTTGGTGACTGCAGAGCTGAAGGACGGGATGTACTGCTGGAAGCCTGCGAAGAACTCCTTCACATGCGGGATCGCCGACTGTACGAACGGCATGATCTGGCCGTTGAAGAAGTTGTTGAAGGCACTGCCGATGCGCTCCAGGAGCGGGCCAATTGCCTTGGTGGCGTTGTCGACTGCGCCCGTGAGGAAGGTGAAGACGCCTGCGGCCTTGTTGAAGACCGGGGCGACCAGAGCCGCACCGAATCGACCGATGGCGGCGTTCATGTTCTTCAGCGCGCCGGAGGTGCTGTTGCCCATCTTCTGGGCTGCGCCACCGATGTTGGCCGAGACGACCTTCTGGAAGGTGGCAGCGTCGACCTTGCCGTCCGAGACCATCTTCGACAGCTGCTCGCCGCTGACCTTGTACTCATCCTGCAGCCACTGGAAGATCGGGAGACCACGGTCAGAGAGCTGCTGCAGCTCTCCGGTCATGGCCTTGCCGTTGGTCGTGACCTTGTTGAAGATCGGGGCCATCTCTTCGAGCGGCGTGCCCGCGATGGCGGCAGCGTCGGCGATGCCCGTGAGGTACTTGGTCAGCTCCTCGCCGGGCTTGACGCCAGCGGCAACGGCAGTCGCGGCAGCTGTCGCAGCTTCGTCCAGGCCGAAGGAGGTGCCCTTCACGGCGGCAGTGGCCGAGTCCATGATCTGCGTGACGGATTGGGCATCGTGGCCCAGGCCGATCAGCTTGGCCTTGGCGTCATCGATAGCCGTGAGTCGTGCGATGCCCTTGGTGACGGCGTAGCCGATACCGCCAGTGATTGCGCCACCGACGGCAAGGGCAGGAATCTTGAGTGAGCCGAGCAGACCGGCAGCGAAGCCGGAGCCCGAGGACTTGCCTGCCTTGCTGGCCGACTTCGATGCCGACGCCTCCATGTGCTTGGAGAAGTTCTCTCCGGCTTCGTCGCCAGCACGGCCCATGATGGCGGTGATCGGACGGCTGATGGCCATGCCGAACTTCTCGCCGATGCGAGCGCCCAGGCCCTCACTGAGGTTCTGGCCGATGGACTTCGAAGAGTCGGCACCGCCCTGGCGCGCACCTTCGGTGAGTCCTTGCCGGATCAGTTGGCCAGCACGGGTTCCCGACTTGTCAGCGGCCTTCTCGACACCAGCGACGTCCTTGGTGATCTGAGACATCGCCGAGGCGTACTTGACCGACAGGGATACATATCCGGACGCAAGTTGCTTTGCAGCCACGGGTTTACCTCCCTCCGGAGAACAGGTTGTTGATCCGCTGGACGCGGTCTTGCCTTGCAGGACTTGTGTTTTTGGGCGCAGTCGACGCGTGGCGTTCGGCCATGCGCCTCTTGACCACCGACAGCGGAGCGGCCTTGGGGTTGGAGCCGTCGCGCTTGGGAGGAGCGACACCTGGACGCGGGACTCGGTCCGGTGGGTTGCGGCCTTTGTGGCCGTTCTCTGTCTGCTGCCAGGCCAGAACGTTCAGCAGGTCGACCATGTCGGCGAACAACAAGGCCTCACGCGTCCATCCGGCCTGGTCAGGGACCATGACGGCGAACAGGTTGGAAGTGACCGCGACGTGGCGGATGAAGACCTTGAGGTCGTGCCAGTCGAAGTCCTCAGATGGGCAGTGCCGCAACCGAAGACCAGCAGCGATGAGGTCTGCTTCGAGAGGCTCGGAGTGCCGGTCGATGACTGAGCAGAGCCGGAACAACTCCATGACCTCGATGCCGGAGACATCGCCCCAGACACCCATGGCGTTCTCCATCTCCTTGGCGGAGAGTTGATCGAGAACGTGAAGGGTTGCGGGACTGGCCAACTCTTCGATGAGAAGCCAGGCCCGCTCCTCCGCCGGGGCTTTCATGACCTCCCGGAGGAAGTCAGGTGCAACCATGGCCAGTGACGGCAAGGTCACCAGACCGAGGGCCGTCGGAATCTCGAAGACCCTCACGAGGATTTAGTCCTCGTCGTCCTCGTCGTCCTCGTCGTCCTCGTCGTCCTCGTCGTCGCCCTTGGCGCGCTTGGTCTTTGGCGGACCGGACGGCTTATCCTCGTCCTTGGCGGACCACTCCTGCCAGGCCAAGAGGACCTTGTCCATCGCGGCCAGAGGCAGACGGTCGAGCGTGTCCAACTGGTCGGCGGTCAGGCCCCACTCCAGGACGGCGAACATGGTCGCCACCTCATCGCCACGGTTCTTGCGGATGATGCCCGCAGGCATTGCGGTGGCCTTCTTCTTGAAGACCAGGGTGACGTCTTCGGGACCGTCGTCAGTGTCGACAGTGGTCTCATATACAAACTTGCTCATGCGACAGCCAGACTTTCTCTAGATGGTTGGTTGATCTGCGCAGCCGAAAGCCGCCGGGGCGGTCGCGGTCTGGCTGCACAGGGTCACGAATCCGCCCCGGCGACAGTTGGTTACGAGCCGGACGTGGTCTTCTGGCCGTCGTCGGTGTAGGTGTAGACGAAGTTGCCCGAGGCGTCGGCGAAGCACTCCAGAGTGACCTCGTAGGCGATGACGTCGGTGTGAACGATCTTCACGTCGCCGACCTCAGTGATCTGGCCGTCCGGAATGTAGTTGCGGTAGAAGGAGTTCAGCTCCGAGTCCGTGGTGTCGATGACCCACGAGAAGTGACCAAGACGCTTGCCGTTCTTGGTGATCTTCACCTGGGTTCCGTGAGTGCCGTTGGCAGCGGTCACGGTGACGTTGTCGGCACCGTAAACGGCCTTGAGGACGTCGGCGTTGAGCGACTCCATCAGCACGAACTTGAAGGTGTGCTTGTACTCGGTCTGCAGGACCTTGACGATCTTGCCGCCGAAGTTCTTCTTCTCGTCGGTCGTGCGTGCCATGGACTCCGTGAAGCCGTCCTCGCCGATGTTGCCGAGGTCGGTGAAGCCGGGGTTGAGCGAAGCGGACGCGTTAGTCGGTCCGGTGGTGCCCGTCTCGGCCACGAAGCAGGTGCCAGTGGCCAGAGGCTCTGCGGCATAAACGTTCTTGTTATTTGCGGTCATGACTGACCAGCTCCTTTTTTAGGGCAGCACTGATGGCCCCATGGCCAAAAGGCCTGGGGCGGAAGGGCAGTGCTAGTGGTTGGGGGTTAGAAAGCAGCCCTCAGCAGGACGTCCACGGTCATCTGGAACCGGGGCGTGCTGTCATCGGGATCATCGAGACGGGCTGGCGTTCCGACCACGGTCACGTTGCGTAGACCATTGCCCTGCACGTACTTTGCCGACTTCATATGGGCGAAGACCGTTTCGGCCAACTGGCCCGCTACTACTTCGTCGGCGTGGTAGCACTGAAGAATCAGCCGTCGGGCTGACAGCGCCACGTTGTTGAGGTCCCCAGCAGGGACGGAGGTGATGGTCACCAGCTTGGCGGGGCGCTTCGCTGGGACCTTGGTCGCGACACGGACATCGGCGTCCAGCACCGAGACCAGGTAGTCGTGAACAACAGAGGGCGCGTATGGGAAGACTCCCGTTGCAGGAGCGGTCATTACGTCACCCCTCTGCCTGATGAAACTCGGCGACAAGCCGGTTGTGTTTGGCGTTGTCGTTCATGGCTTCTGGGGTCGCGGTGATGACCGTGGCGCGATAGTCGTGCTTCTTCAGCGGATCGTCACCTTCGACGGAGACCTTGTAGCCAGGCCCCTTTTTGAGATGAGAGTTGGCAGCGTCGGCCACCCTCTGCATGCGGGCCACACCATCGGTCTCGATGATCTCTTTGACCAAGTCGTTCCAGGCGTCCTTGTGGAACGTGAAGTTGGACTTCTTGCTCATCCGGTCACCTGCTTGAGCTTGAGCACCGATCCTGGTGTCCAGCCGTGGAATCCGTGGTTGTAGTCCTCGATGGATTCGACCTCGTAGGGGTCGGTGACGCCGGGGAGGTGGAACCGGTCTCGGACGGAGACAGCCAGAGTCGGCGGGATGAACAGGTCCACGCCGGACACCACGCGGGAGGTGTAGCCGTTGACGCTCTCGACCATGGAGGGCTGGTAGCCAATGACTTTCACGTCCACCGGGTCCGCCCAGTCCTCGGCGTCATTGCCGAGAGAGTCCTGGCCGGTGCCATCGAAGACGGCATGACCGACGGTGTGAGGTGTCGGGAATTGCACGATCACTCCTCCCAGAGAGGAGAGCCGCCAGTCAGGTCAGCACCGCAAGAGCAGTACTGCGCACCGAGGTTCAGCGAGCAGACGTCAGCGTGGAGCGACCCACTGCTGGCGAGCATGTCGTAGCTCCAGGCTCCGTCACCGGAACCGGCGCACATCTTCTGAAGCTGCTCGATCTCGCTGGGCCAGAACATGGCGCGGCGAGGCTGCCGGTTGTCCAGGGTCTGGTTGAACATGCCAGCGCCGAGGCTCTGGACTCCGCCCTGGCCTGCCTCATTCCAGCGGAGGATCGCTCCACGGATGACGGCCTTGGCGGCGTCGGGATGTTCGAAGTCGTCCGTGGCGATGCACGGAGCGACCAGCTTGGCCATGGCCACGGCATCGGCGATCATGGCCTCGGCCTTGGCCTGCTCGATGGTGGCGAAGGGCTCCAGGTCAGCTGGAGCGATAGTCACAGCAGGCATGGGTCACCGCCCTTCACTCAGTCGGTTCTGGCTGTGTCTCAGTGGATTCCGGTGCGCGCTTGCGGGTACGCCGGACAGGAGAAGGCGAAGCATCGACAGGCACGAGGCCCATCCGCTTCGCCTTCTCCGCCGGAATGTCCACAACCACACCGTTATTGGCGCGGTAGAGAGGCACTAGGACCGCCCTTAAGCCGTGACGATCTTGGCGAAGGCGTTCAGGTCGCCGATGCCCCAGCCGTAGACGACCTCGGCACGGAAAGCCACCTGGTTGTTGCGCTGGAGGTCGCCGTTGCCGTCAGGGTCGCCGTACTCGATCATCTTCAGGCCGATCTGGCGCTGGATACCCCAGCGGATGCCGGAGAAGTCGCCGACGAAGCCCTGAACCTTGGTGGCCGCACCGGCCACGCCCAAAGCGCCGACGGTGTTGGACACCGACGCGTTGTGGTTCTCCAGGCGGCTGATCGCGGTCGTGTAGCTCAGGTCCGGGTACATCTTCGGACCGATGGCCTGGCCGGTAGCGACTGGCAGGCGCTGGCTGCCGAAGACGGCGGCGAAGGCCGGGTCCAGCGCGATGTCCGACGGCACGAAGCCGTCTTCCAGGACCAGCTGGTCAGCGGCGTCCATGTTGAGCTGCGGCTTGTCACCGGCAGCCAGGGTCACGACGTTGGTCGTCTGGCTCAGCTTCTCGGTCATCGCAGTGACTGCGGCACCGCCGGTCGGGTTGATGCCGTGGAAGACACCGAAGTCCAGCGCGCGAGCCAGAGGCCGTGCGATGGCGTCCAGAATCTGCTGGACGACGCCCATCTGGTGGTCCTCGTCGGCCCACTTGACCTCATCGGTCCACCGAACGGTCTTGTGGAACTTGAAGGGCTTCACGGTCTTGGTGGTCGGCGTGATGGTCGATCCACCCTTGTTCGCACCCTCGCCGACGTACTCGGCTTCGCCGATGTCGAAGGTCATCGAGTGGCCGTTGCCGAACTTCATCGGCTCCTGAGCCGACAGGGTGGCGATGGCAGAGCCGTACTTGACCTTGCCCAGCCATGGGTTCAGGACCTGATCGGGGATGTTCAGTCCTGCAGTGGTGAAAGTAGCCATGCTGGCTTCTTCCTTTCAGTAGTTATTGGGTGCCAAAGAGCTGGCGTGCGACCTCGCTGAGGTCTCCGCCACCTGTGGCACTGGGGTTTTCGCCTTCACGGGCGACGACATGCTTGACACGTCGCTTGTCCGACCGGTCGAGAAGCCGGGTCACCTGCTTGAGCAGGAGTTCGGGATCGGTTGCGGTAAGGAACAATTCGGCGTCTTCTGCGTCGATGCTGTGCAGCTCGACCAGATGGGCCTTGAGCGCATCGGAGACCTTGGAAGGGACAGAGGCTGCCTCTGCCTCGGCCTTACTGATGCGATCGGCTGCCTTCTCGGCGTCCGACTTCTGCGCATCCTCGATTTCAGCCAGTCGCTTTGCAGCAGTGGCGTTCTCCTTGGCACGCTTCTCTTGCTTCTGCGCGATTTCCTTCCAAAACTCGACCGTTTCGGTCGGCTTGGTCTCGGTTGCGCTGGTGTCCTCGGTCTCCGTTGCGGTGACTTCGGTGGTGGTGCTCTCGGTTCCGGACATAGCGGTAGTGACTCCCGTTTCGGGTAAACCCCAGCCGTTGCGGTTGGGGAGGAATGTGGCGACACTCGGCGCGTGGCCGGTGTCGAAAGGTGTTCTGGCTCAGTGAGTTCTTCTAGGAGCTGGCAATGCCGGCGGGGCTAGAGGAGCCAGAACGGGGATGCGTTCAGAGGTTGTTCTTGATCCACGCCTTGGCGCGTTCCCGGTCGGCGTCGGAGATGTTCCGACTCGTCGGGACGTACGGCTTTACGGGCAGTGGTTCTCCGCCGAAGGCCGGTGTGGCTGAGCAGTGGCAGTGGTCGTGTGCGCCGAACTTCACGGACTTCTGGGAGTAGACGAATCCTCTTCCAGCGAGCATCTGGCACCAACCACATCCGCCTGTGGACGCAACTCGTTGCCACCCAACGGCTTGCGGGTCGGCCAGGGACGATGACATGACCGTCTCGCGGGCGCTGTTGGTGACCCGGAGCTGGAGTCCGCCTTCGACGCGGCTGCGAGCCAGGTCCCAATTCGGCTCAGGGAGCGTCAGGGGCTGCGCTGCCCAGTCGGCCAGCTGCTTGGCACCAAGGTCTCCCAGATCGGGGACCAGAGCGCTGAATCGGCCCTTGACGGCCTTCTCCTGGCGCAGGTTGTCGTACCAGTCGGCGGCGATGGAAGCTGCTGCCAGGGCCCAGGTGTCGGTGACCGACGGCAAGAGGTCGTGCATTGCTGCGATGGCCTCGGACACGGCCAGGCCGGTGAAGATCGGCGTGATGTCGCCGGTCGCGGCAGCCGAAGCCACCGAGACGTACTCAGCCAGCGTTGGCATCAGGGTTCACCTGCTGCGGCTGCTGAGCCACGTTGGTGACGTTGGTTGTCCCTGGTGCTTCCAGGGACGTCATGCGCTGCTGGAGGGTCTCCAGGACCGAACGGCCTTGCGCGCGGCGCTTTTCGCTCATGGCGCGGTCGATCTGCTGATCGGTCAGGCCCATCATCTCCAGGCCGACCTCGGTATCGGCCAGCCACGGGATGGCAGCGACGGTCTTCTGTCCGGCATCGGCGACGGCAGCGCGAGACAGGTGGACCGGGGAGCGCCACTTGGTGTCGATGGTCTTCCACTCGGCGGGAATCTCGGCCAGGCCGTTCTTGATGGCCAGAGCCCGGATCATGCTGCGGCGCAGTGTCAGAGACCAGTTGTCCGTAGCCGACTCGGCCAGTGCAATCAGGTCCTCGCGGGAGGCGATGTAGGAGTCAGACGAAGTCGGGTTGGCCATCTCGCCGGGCATGAAGGAGCTGATCGGGATGTTCGTCTCGTTGGCGAACAGTGCGGCCTGCAGCTTCAGTTGCTCGATGTGCGGTGTGGGCGACTGAGCTTGGAATTGCTTGACGTCCGGTCGCGCAAGGGTCGCGTCGTCCATGGCTGGCTCAGGGTTGTCCGGGACGGCCTTGATGCGACCCAGCATCATCTGCCAGGCGGACTTCATCGAGCCGTCAGGGTTCTTCATGATCGACGGGTCACCGCCGAGGAGCCACATCTCCGGGTAGCTGAAGACGTCGGCGTGGCCTTCCATACGGATGACCGTGCGAAGTGCCATGTCGTGCGCGCTCATCGCGGGGCGAGAGATGCGCGAGGAGCCGAAAGGCCGTCCGACCCTTGGCTTGAAGACCAGAGCCTCGACCGGAACTCCCCAAGGGTGCTCCTGGCGCTCCACGGTCCACTTGCCGCGTTCCTTGGTGGCAGAGAGGGTCTGGCCGTCCAGGTACAGGGCCAGTGACGTCGGGGAGCCTTCGTCATCGCGAGCGACGATCGAGAGCAGGTTGTCGAGCTTGCGGGTACGGACGTTCCAGTCGCCCGTGGCGTTCATCGCGTCCTTGACGCTGATAAGCGAGTCCGGCTCTCCTGCATCACCTTCGGTGTTGATCAGGAAGGCCACGCTGTGAATCAGCGAGGACGTGATGGACGAATTGATCTCGGACGCAAGGCTGTTGTCGTCCCAGACGTCTTGGACTCCAAGGGAGTCGATGTCACCCTCAGCCCAGACGAAGGCGTCCAGGTTGCACCGATCAGCAAGCAGGTCAACAGACTTGGCCGACCAGCCCAGCACCATGCCCAGCTTCTGGTACTGCGGAGGCATGACCTGGCTGACTTGCTTGGCGAGGTGCTTGCCGTCGTAGTAGGAGACCCGGAGCCGGTTGCGCGAGGTCTTCTGGTCGATCTTCTCCAGCAGGCGGTTCACCAGACGGAACTCGTCGTCGGAGACTCCTGGCAGGCGGATTGTCGCGGTCAAAGGACAATGACCTCCTGTCGTGGTTTGGGCTCTCCGGTGCTGTGACCGGTGCGAATCTTGGTGTTGTTCTGGACAAGTCGGCGTCCGAGATGTGCGCCGACCATGCAGACGGCGAGGTCTACGAGCTTCTTGGAGTCGCGGGACTCCTTGCCGAGATGCGAACCCCACGGGCTCTCGCGCTTGCGGGCGTTGTGGACGTGCAGCCGGAGGGCAGCGTCTCCGTCGTGGAAGAAGGCCCCTTGGTCTTCGTCAATCCACTGGGCGACTTGTTCGGCCATCTCCACGAAGGCCTTCATCCGGTCGCCAGCGCCGCGCTGCGACAGGCGCATGTCGAACTTGACCGAGTGGCCAAGTGCCTGACCGGGAGTCGCCCAGAGCTTCAACTTGCGGTGAAAGTCGCGGTGCCAGGCGTCGATGGTCGGCATCCAGTAGTTGGCTTCGGTGCTGTCGTCGGTGGCCGGGGACGGATCGACTCCGAACCACATGACGCGGTACCGATCGAACGTCTCGCGAACCTTGGCGTCGACCTCATGGCGCGGTGCCAGCCAGCCCTTGCCACGGCCACCCTTCGGGGCCTGCCAGATGCCCAGGGTGAAGGTGTAGCCGTCGGAGATGCGCACGGCCACAAGGCCAGTAGCGTCCGAAGACTTCGAGCAGTCCAGGAACATGGCGATCCGCTCGCGGTCGGTGACCACTTCTTCCGGATGGGCCAGGCTGTCCCAGTTGCGGGGGTCGACCCAGGCGTCCTCGCGGACGGCAAGTCCGTTGAGGTAGAAGCGAATCGCTTCAGCCGGGGAGGTGTCGGGGTCCAGGACCTCGCCTTCCAGGCGGTCGGCGTGGTGCCATGGTGCGTCTGAATAGGCCTGGGAGATAGCCAGCTTCAGCTCTTCGGGGACGTGAATCCTCAGGTTCGGATCAGCCTCGATCGAGTCGTACAGGATGTCCTGACGCAGGTTCGGGAACTTGTCCGGCTGGCTCTGCTGCTGCCAGGCCACGAAGCTCTTCTCGGCAGTCGAGTCCGTTCCCATCGCGTGCGCGTTGGTGTACTCGACCAGGCGAGCCTGCATCTCCTCGGGAGACTTACCGACGTTGCGCCGGGCCACTTGCGTAATCCGGTGTCCGCCAGAGCTTGCCGTCATGTGGTGCGACTCGTTCAGGATGATGAACGTGGCCGGGTCACCTTCGGACGAAGCCTCTCGGGCGGTCAGAACCTCGAAGCGTCCAAGTCCGTCCATCCCGGTCTTGATGGCTCCGGTATCGATGCGGTGCCACTCGCGAGCCTCGTTGGACCACATGGCATTGGCGAGCAGGAGCGTGTCCTTGGACTGGCTCTCAGCGTTGGATGCGATCTGCACCAAGGGCATTCGGTGCTTCCTGCCGGTCCATGCGCCGATCTCGTCATCCCAGACGAGCTGAGATGGTCCGGCCAGCTCGATGTTGCCGTGGGCGGCTGCGAAGGGGTCCTTGCCGGTGCCCTTTGCGCCACGCTTCACAGCGCGCCGGTAGACGTACAGTCCGGTCGCCGGGTCGTATGAATACCAGAGGATCAGGAAGCGCTTCTGCCCATCGGTGAAGCGCCAGTCAGCTCCAGTGTCCGGATGGATCAGGCCGGGCCCGAACTCTTCGAACTCCTCAGGGCTCAAGCGGTTCTCAGCCCAGCGGATCAGCAGGGGCCCAAGGGAGTTCCGGCTGAGCCGTGCCTTCTCCTCGGGGTCTGTCGGCCACGGGATCGAGCACCAGGCCCCGGTCTTGGGGTCGACCCAGTAGCCGGGCAGAAGCTCGGTCCGGACCTCGTCAGAGGTCTCGGTAGTCGTCGGCATTCTTGACCACGGCCAGCGGTGCTGGCTTCTTCGGATCGACGTAGCGGATGCGTAGCGCACGGCGAGAGTCGACGGTGGTTCCCATCTGAGCCTCGCGCTGGCGAATCTCCTGGGCGGTCCCGGTGCCGCCAGTCCGTCCTCCGCTGTGGAAGCGGGCGACCAGCTCCAGGGTGTCGAAGGCGTACTCCCAGTCCGAGTCAGTCCAGAGGATGCAATGAGGCATGCGCCGCCAGGTCTGCCACTTCTGACGAACCCTGTCGGACCACTCGTCGCCATTGCCACGAAGGCCGGTCAGTCGGGGCCCACCGTCGAAGGGGACGTCATCGACCTCGGTCCATTCGTGGTTGGACTTGCCACGGTGCACTGCCATGCCTTGCGGCTTCGGGGGACGGCCAGGTACGGGCATGTTCGTCCTCCTTAAGGGGGTCTTGTTGGCCCTTGTTTCGGGCACGCGCCGGATGCCTATGTAGGCCGGGCCCCAGGTCAGCCGGGGTGCCGGGGGTAGGCCCCCAGGGGTCTGAAGGGGCCGAGGTGGTTGCTGATTCGTACCGGCGGGCAGGCGCTATGTAGGCCGGGCCCCAGGTCAGCCGGGGTGCCGGGGGTAGGCCCCCAGGGGTCTGAAGGGGCCGAGGTGGTTGCTGATTCGTACCGGCGGGCAGGCGCTATGTAGGCCGGGGAACGTCTGCTCTCTGGCCAGAGAGGATGTGTCTCAGTAGTGCGGGACAGGATCGGTTGTCTCATCGACGCGTACTTCGATCACGTCACCGAGGACTCGCAGAGCCTGATCAGCAGTCAGGTGACCTTCAGCGATGGCCTCAGACAGCGTGCCCTCGAAGGTCTGTACCTGCTCGCCAGTACCACGCAGTACGGATGCGACCTTGGCACTGTGGTCAGGGTCTGTGCGCCAAGCAGGGTTGAAGGCGGAGATCGGAGAACACCTGCGACGGAGCTTCTCAGCGTCATAGGTGGCACTCAAGGTGATGGTGCCGTTGATGTCCTTCGCAGTGCGAATGGTCATGACGTCCTCAGCAGTGAGGATCGTCTTGCCATCGAGAGTGATCTCAAGCTGTGCCATGTCAGTGAATCTCCTTGCCTCGGCAGGGGTAAGAGAACAAGGCATGTTGTGTGTCAGCCGGACAGATCATCCCAATTGATAACCGGCGTGACGTTCGGCCCGTTCTGAAAGTCGTTGTGGTGTCAGGCTTTGGTGCGCTGATCTTGGATGCGCCACAGGCCCATTGACTGGACCGTGATGCGCTGTGCCTCTTGGACACATCCACGCTCTTGCTCACGTGACGCGAGAGCGAGTCGCTTACCAGCCTCGGTGGAGCAGTGCTCCACGTCAGGGCATGGAGTCACTGAATGTCTGTCGATCTGAGTCCGTCGTTCTGCCGGTGGGTAGTGCACGGTCAGTGGTTCTCCTTGACCGGTACTGCCTTGCGGTCACAGTGCATGCACTCGTAGACGTGGCCGAGGTGTGGAACCTCTCGGGCGACGAGCATGCCTGTGCCGTCACAACATTCACCTGGTGTGCAGAGTGAGCAGTGACGGTTGGTGATGGGAGTGTCTTCGTTGGTCATGTCAGACCGAGGTGTCCTCTACATAGACCTTGCCGACCAGGAACTCGATCGTCATGCGCGAGATGTCCTTGCTGCCACCGGGTGTGATGCTGATGCCGTTCTGGGCAATCACACCGGGGAGCTTGGTCTCACCGAAGTAGACGGCGTCCTTGGTTACCAGGACGATCTTGTCGAGCCATTCGGTTGCAGTGGTGGCCATGTCAGAGATACAGCTCAGCGCTGGTAATCCCAGAGGCGTTGCGAGTCACGTGAATCGACTGGTCCTCACGAAGGCGGTCAGCGAGGTGAATGGTCACGTTCTCGACGGTGTGAACGATGCCGTCACCGAATTCGATAGTGCTTGCCATGTCAGGCCTTGCCTTCCGTGTTTCCCTGCTGCGCTTGGCGCTTGGCAATAGCAGCCTGGATGGCTTCGGCCAGCTGAGTCTTGGTGATACCTGGTGCTGGCTTGGCCTGACCCTTCACCACGTTGGACAGGGCTGACGCCAGAACAGCTTTGGCCTTGTCGGCGAAGAACTTCTTGATCTCATCGCGGGCGATCTCGCGGATCAGCTGCTCGATGTCGTCATCGAAAGTCAGTGTGGCTTCAGACATCAGGCGCTCTTCTTCCCTTTGCCGAGGATGGCGTGAAGGTGGTCCATGTGCCTCTGCTGGACGGCATCGACTGGCCTGTCCTTCTTGATCAGTCGGCGAACCTCGCCCATCGTCATGTCTGGGTTGAACTCTGCGTCTTCGGCCATCAGAACCTCCGAGTACCTAGAGCCGGGCTCTGCTGCGCTGCCTGCCGACGCTCGACCCTGTCAAAGACAGCTGCCGGGTCCATCGAGATGTTGCTGTCGTTGTTGACCGTCCGACGAGACTTGTTGGCCTGAGCCAACTCATCGGCGATGCGAGCGGTGTTGGCGACCAGCTCGGTGAGGAGCTTGGTCAGCTGGGTGACTGCAGCCATAGTGCCGAGTGGACTCATGATCAGGACTCGATCTCTACGGCAACAGTGCGGACTCCATCGACCTCGCTGGAGACGCTGTCGATCTTGTGGTCAGACATCCACCGGATGGCCTCACGAGCGCGCTGCTCGGTGGAGTCGACGCTCTCGATTGGGAACCCGGCGAGGTTCGTCCGAATCTCTCGAACCAGACTGAAGAGCTGAGGGTCCACACCGATTCGGATGCCCTTTCGGATGTCCTCGTTGTCGATTGAGTCAGCCAAGCCGTAGGTGGAGCGAAGGGCCATGAGGGTTCCGAAGTCATCCGTGATCTGGTCGATGAGATCAGTGATGGCCTTCTCGGTGAGTTCGTGTGCAGCCACGATGGTCACTCCTTAGTTGTGGGTGAAATACCGGCAACCGCAGGGGCTTCCGGTCTTCTGCAGCTTGCGCGTGCAGATGTCGTTGGTTCCGTTGTGCGAATACCGACCGTGCTTGCAGTCAGGGCACAGGAGGATGAATCCCTCGCAGGCGCACTGGCCACTGGGCTCATGGCAGCGGCCCAGACCGTCGGTGTGATCGGTCTGAGGGTGAGAGCAGATGCACTGGGCGACAGCGGAAGCCATCAGCTGGCCTCTTCGGGGTCGACCACGTCAGCGCTGTGCACCAGAAGGCGCATCGGATGATTGGGCATGCCGTCTACCGTGTCGGCGACGTGGTCCTGGATGTACTGGGAGGCAACCGGATCGGTGCGGGCCTCGGCCACAGTGCCATCGAAGATCAGGGTGACGTTGGCCAGAGCCTTGCCAGCGAGGTTGGCGTCATAGGCCATGTCCTCGATCTGGAGTTCTGCGACCTTCTCCGTCGGCAAGGTGCCGTCATGGAAGGTGTCTCGGAAGAGTGTGGTCATGAGATGTGCAGCCTCACTGTGGGTCTGGGGTCTGGAGCAAGCCGGGATGCGGGAGGGGCTTGCGGAACCTCTTGGCGCGCTTGGCGGCATGAGCTTCGCCTTGGGTCTTCTTGGTGTGGCACGGCGGACAGACCAGCTGGAGGTTGCCGGGGTAGTCGGCCTCAGGATCACTGCGACTGATTCCCAGCTGAGCCAGGTTGATCACGTGGTCGAACTGAGTTCCGATGCCCTGGCAGATGCCGGGGTACTGCAGCTGACACGTGCCTTGGTCGCGGTGCTTCACGATGCGCTTCGTTCGCGCGGAGAACTTGGAGCCAGAGCTGGCGTTGGACCAGGCCATAAGGCTGCTGACCTCCCAGGAATTCAGGAGCGGACGGCTTAGCATCGGCAGGTGACCAGAAGGCCGTTGAATCCGACTACTCGATCGGTGCGGATCAAGCCACGTCCGGAGAAGGCCCCGGAGGTGACTCCGGAGGTGACTCCGGAGGTGGAGGCCCCGGAGAAGCTGACCATGGGCGAGATCGTCGGAGCGTGGTTCAAGGAGGAGTCCTTCTACCGAGACATCACAACTCGATCGCTCTCAGCGGCTCTGGTGGCTCTTGTCGCTTATCTCGGAGCCGTCGGGCTCGGATACGTCGGACGGCCACCTGCGGGCGCAGTGACAGCACTGATCACTCTCGCGGTGGTCTTTGTAACTCAGTACTTCGCCTTACGCCTGGTACAGCGCGGTAAACGGCTTATCGGTATTACGACGATGGCCGTAGTAACTATTGGCGTGTTCCCGCTCGTCAACGAGTTAGACAAGAGATTTCACATCGGCTGGCACGAAAGGTCCTGGGGCAGGTGGTACTGGGTTGTGTATGCCTTTGCAGTCCTGAGTGGCCTGATCCAGGGCCGTCTGCTGACAAAGCGTGCACGATCGATCAGAGAGCGACTGAAAACCCATTCCAATGAGTCCGACCACCGACTTGCCACGCGACTCGCCCGGTTTGTCTTGGCTGTCCGTCAGGGTGATTGACCAACGTCGGTAGATCAGCGTGGTCGACCAAACTCGGCACTGAGTACGCGATCTGGTGTCCTCGGCTGCGTGCCCAGTCACCGATGGCTTCATCTATCGGCAGTGCCGGGAGGTTCGCGAGCATGTCGGGGACGAGTTCGGTCTTGATGGCTACCGCAACGGCATGCAGCAGGTAGGTCGATGTAATCCAATGTGCTTGGCAGGCCTCAGCCTCGGCGAGTGCGTTGGCGATCATCACCTGGTGTTGAGGGGGTCTCTGCTGTCCCAAGTAGAGGCTGACCACTGAGGCCGGCTCAGCTCCAAGGGCTTGTGAGAGTTGGTCTCTGAAGCCAGCCACAGGAAGCGCATCGTCTTCTAGGACAACGGTCCACTCATGGTTCAGAGTGGCCAGTCGAGACCAGACAAGGCAGTGATTGGCACCAGGGCCAAGGCGTCCGTCGTCCAGACTCAGGTAGTCCGCTTCGGTGGTGCTGGCGAGCTGCTCAGCCATCGACTGGCGAGCGACGTGGCCAACCACGCCGATGCCGAACATCAGAGCTGGATGCGCTGGACCGTCGCGAGGTCGACGGGCGTGCTGTCCGTCGGAGCTTCAAAGGTGAACGGGTCCAGGACCATGTCCTGCTTGCCGTCGTAGACCACGTGGTCGAATGAGACCGTGTAGTACAGGTGATCCAGGTCCATCGCGGCGCTATTGGCCACCAGGGAGAGCGTGGTGCCGTCTACGTTTTTCACCTGGCCGTCAGAAGCGTTCATGCGTGCCCTGATGGTCTGGAGGCGGTAGATGGTGCTGTCAAGCGCCGAAGCGACCTGGACGGTGCTGGGCTTGAAGTAGATGAAGGCCGAGATGTTCTGGGTGTCGACCTCGCCACCGGCATCCGAGGAGTCAGAGATCAAGGCCTTGAAGGTGCCCGTCACCGGGAAGTACTGCAATGCCAACGGAATCACGCTCCTGGGAGGTCTGGTCGACCTTGTTCAGGTCGTTGAGCTGGTCAAGGAGGCGGTCAACTTGCGTCTGCCAGAAGGAGATCAGGGTGACGTCGCCTTTTCGGCGGTAACTCCTGAGGCTCGCGGCGGCGATCTTCAGCTGGTCATCGAGAACGCTGGTCTGAGACACGTCGGTCTCCTTGTGACATGACAAAGGCCCCTTCCCGAAGGAAGAGGCCCGAGTCAGTTAATCGCTAAATGCGAAGGCGGCGACTGCATTTGGATACAGCTTCGCTGTCAACATCAGAACTTACAGGTCAGAGGCGTAACGCGCAACCATTCCAGAAGCTGGAAAGTGCTTGGCAGCAAACGTGATTCGGCAATCTAGTTCTTGAAGTAGACGGGTAGGTCGCGGTCCACCACGGCCAGGCAGCGCTGGCACACAAGGACGTTGGTGTCGCCAACCACCTCGATGCCCAGGTGTCGGTGTGAGCAGTGCTCGGGGAACTTGGTTTGACCTTCGTCGTCCACGGTGTGAATCTCCTTCTTTTGCACTACATCCGGACTACAGGGTTGAGGCCAGGTCAGTTGACCGCGCGGAGGTTGCGCCTCCAGTGGCGTACCGGAGGCTCGCCCTTGCGCTCCCAGTAGATGTCTTCGATCTTGTTGTCCAGGCGCTTGTGCTGCCCAGGTGTAGCCGGGTGAGCCATTGATGGGAAGCGGTTCTTGGCGACCTTGGTTGCCTCATCCCACTCAGGGGTTTTCCTGATGTCGATGTTCGAAGACGCCAGCGAGAGAGCCGCTTTGCCGTCCAGCTGCTCCGTGGACGGATCAGGAGCGTCGGTGACGCCCTTCTCGTCGGCCAGGGGCTCTGCGGGCTTTTCAGCCCCGTCCAGGGTGTGGTTGTCGTTGGTCACGAAGTTCTCCTTCTTCAGTGTTGATTCCAGGTACTCCAGAAAGGCCATGTCGGCCAGGGTCATGTCAGTGACGCCAGGAGCTTCTTCCCTGGTGCCAGGAACATGGGTGACGCCAGAGGTCTCCTTGGTGCCAGGAAGTTCCTGGCCGACCCGAATCTCTGGATCAACCTCTGGCTCGACCAGCGCGCGCCGTAGGCGCGTCGCCATTTGATCAGTCTTCTTCAATGAATCTTCTTGAAGGTCAGTCTTCTTGGTATCAGTCTTCTTCGGGTGTCGTGTCGGATACACGGGGGGTGTCACCTCGGATACACCTAGGGGTGTCATCTCGGATACAGGGGGTGTCACGTCGGATACAGGGGGTGTCATCTCGGAGCCACCCAATTCGGCAAGGCGACGGTCAAGGTCGGCCATCTCGATCTCGCGCACCGGGACAATCCGGTAGCTGTTTGACAGGCGCTGGTCGCCCGAGGTGCGCCGGGTGACTTCCAGGACGCCGATGGACTCCAGCTCTGGCACAACCTCGTTCAGGAGTCGGACCTTGCTGATCTTGGTCAGCTTGGCCACCTGACGGCATCCTGGGACCGCACCCAGCTCCATGGTGGAGTGGTGTGCGAATCCGATCAGAGCCATGGCCTGGCGAGCGCTGAGACCGACTGTCCACAAGCCGTTCTCCCACTGGGTGAAGGTGCTGTCCTTGGTGAGCTTGGGGAAGCCGTAGAGGTTCGTCTTGGCGTCACCACGGGACGTCACGATCAACTCACCGGCAGCCACCAGCTCCCGGATGGACCGGTGGACCGTGGCCTCACTCAGGCCGGTCATGCTGGCGACCCTGGTGATCGACGGCCTGGCACCGTCCTTCATCCACGCGTGAGACTGGAGGGCCAGCCAGACGTAGTTGGTGGACGGCTTGAAGCGACCGAACATCTCGTTGGGGAACTTCGTGAATCCGGGCTTATGCCGAATGTCGTTGGCGGGTACCATGAAAGGTGCCTTTCTGTTGGTAGGAAAGTCGCTCCAGTGGGTGGAGCGGAGGCCCCGGCTTGAGTTAGCTCGCCGGGGCCTCACTCACGTCAGAGGGTCGAGAAGTACTCGGCGGCAGCGTCCTTGGCGTCCTGGAAGCGCGCGTGACGGCTGATCTCGCGGGTGTTGTGGCTCAATGCCCACTCGTCGCCCATGGGCTCGATCCACAGCGCGTCATCGTGGCCGATGTCGGCGGAGTAGGTCTGGCCGAGGATCAGCTTCTCGATCAGGTTGGTCTCGTCGTAAGCGAGTGCGACCCAGTGGAGTTCAGTCTTGGTGCTCATGGCGGTTGGGGTTCCTATCTGTCGTGAAGACCGTGGTGGTCCTCTATCTGCTATTGGTCTTTCTGCTCAAAAACACAGTGCGGCGGCGTATCTGAGTTCGGAGTAGAGGGGGCCTCTAGTGCCGAATCGAGTCGGTTGGCCTGACGGTGGCAGTAGTCGCCAATGACGCGCAGCTGCTCGGGACTGAGTTCATGAGACGGCCCGGCGAAGTGGCCGAAGGTGACCACCTGGCCGTAATTGGTGAAGACGTAGTCCTGGCCGTCGTCGGTGATCAAGAGATGACCGTGACGGCGGTTGGGCTCATCGAAGACCTCGGTCATGCCGTCACCGGCCTCGGAATACCGTCGGCAATGACGACGGAATCAAGGGGGTAAGTACTGCTTCCACCCTTTGCTTCAGTATTCCTGAAGTGATTTGAGGGGTCATTACTAATGACCCCTTCCTCGCCAAGGTGGTCGACACTATCGACCCCCTTCACGATCCTGGCTCCGCCGGTCGCCGTGGTCTCGACATCGAGCTGGACGGCCAAGGGAGACCAGAAGATACGTGCCACTGCCACTCCGGCCATCTCATCGACCTTGTGGGTGAAGAAGACGATGGCGTCGTCGTCGCGGGCGATGAACTGGCTGGGGTCCAGAGCCCTGTTGGTGAGGTGCTGTCGCCACGGTGCCGACATCGGCGTCTTCCGGATGCGGGGTAGCCAGTCGATCTCACCGTCCTCCATGAAGCCGTACTGGCAAGACATCTCCTGCGTCAGTGGCTCTTTCAGGTAGTAGTGGCTGCAATTGCCCCGGCGGCACTGGTCGGCGGTCACTTCCAGCTCTCCTTACGCTCCGGCAGTGTGCAGCCCGGCGAGCAGTAGTCCTCGTGGTGCGCGAGGGCCTGATTCCGGTTGAGCTTCACCAGATGTGCCTTCTGGTTGTCATCGACGGCCCAGACCGAAGACGGCTTGGGAGCATCGGACCAGAAGCTCAGGCCGACGGCCCTGCACGCTGCCTGGTTCTCCAGGGTGCGGTTGGGGATCGGCGTTTCAGGCCGGACGTGGCTCTGCTTCTTCCAGACGTACGCTCCGGCCTTGGTGCGTCTCATGCCTTCGGGCACTTGGATACTCATGCGCCACCAACCCGGATACTGTCGGGGTTGGTCGCCTGACTATCACTACTAATGATGGTCGGGCTGACCTGGGGGTTGCGGCTAGTATCCGCACCCTCATGGTGGGCTCCACCAACATCACCACTGATGATGTTGGCAATGGGGTCATTACTAATGACCCCTTTCTGATCAGGGGTACCTACACTGCAGGCACCCTTTTCGCGGGTGAGGTCGATACTGTAGACATCAGTGCTGACCTGGTGATTCTTCTCGCAGATGCGCTGGATCAGGTCATGCTGCTCACTGATCGTCTTGCGCCACTTGTCGAATCGGCCACGCTGGGCGTCGGACACGCCTGCCGTGGTGTCGTCCCTGGAGGCCCCGGAAGCGATCTTCACCGAGCGCGGCAGCCGGTAGTCCAGCCACGCTTCCGACTTCTGTTTGCACGCGTCGCAGAGGGTCATCGCTTCCACAACCTGTCCATCACATCGCGATTGACGTCGCAGACGGAGAACTCGACCGTGGTCTCCTGACGGGTCTTGTATGCGCGTGCCCAACCACGCTGGACCTCGGTCGTGGTCTCGATGTTGAGTCCGCGCTCGTTGATGTAGCCGAGAGGGTGGAATCCAGCTCCCTCGAAGTCGATCTCGGCCAGGACGTCATCGTCTTCGAGAAGATCAGCGACCGGCTGCATCTCGTGCTCGATCTCGTCCGGGATCAGGTACTGGTAGATAGGAGGCCAGAGGTTGCCGTCGATCGTGTACTCGGTGACCGCACCGAGCTGCTTCACCTTCACGGTCCGGACGTCCAGCGTCCCTTCCACCATGCGCAGGCCGTTGCCCTCGGCGTCGGTGGCCCAGAACCGAATTCGGGGACCACGCTGGCGAGTTGGGTACTGAATCTGCTGAGCCCAACGCAGCTTCTCAAGCTCGGAGATGGTCCACGCACGGTCATCGGTGAGGGGAAGAGTGTTCACCTCATCCCCGTCCAGGGTGTACGTGCGGGGCTGATAGAGCTGGGGGTCAAGGAGGACGCTCATGACGCCACCTCCGCCAGCCCGCGCTGCTTGCGGTCCTGCCGACGGAGCTGCTTGACCTGCTTCAGCGAGAAGAGGCGAGAGTCCCTGGCGCTCAAGCGCTTGTCCACGATGCGGTCGTGGTGGAGATAGCCCTGGACCTCCAGACGTTCGTCCCGGAGCCAGCGCTGGATCAGGTCGGAGTAGATCGGCTGGCCCAGTCCGGCCATGACCTCGGTGATGTGCCGCTCAGTCAAGATGTCTTGTGCCAGAAGGGCCCGATTCAGGTTGTCCTTGACATTGACGATGTGGCTACGAGGCGGATCGGCCTTGCGGCACTCGCCACACTCGGCATCCTCGGCACCGTTGTAGGCGTAGAGGATTTCGCCACACTCGATCGGCTCACCGGAGCGTCCGTAGCCGACGACGGTCGGGCACGGGCCAGCCCAGGTCTCGGTCCGCTTGTTGATCTCGACGACCAGCTTGCCCGGCGGTGCCTTGGGAGTATCGGGGTCGCCGGTCAGGTTGATCACCTGGAAGTACCAGTCCCGCACATCTTCTCGACCGGCGATGACGCTGGCGTGGTGCCGGAGCCACACCGCTCGCTGGACCACGGAGCCGGAGTAGCCGGGGCGGTCCATGCGCTCCCAGCCGTCCAGCAGTGGGCCAATGAAGCCCTGAGGCACCTTGCGCGACGGCATGAAGCGAAGGCCGTTCTCGGCGACCAGGGTGGCCACCATGCGAGTCAGGACGATGTCCACCTCACCGGCCAGCCTGGAAGCACCCCAGTTGATCGGGCTCGGGGAGTCGGTGGACTTGCGACCGGTGACGCCCATGTTGAGACGGTCGGTCTTGGTGACCGTGGTCTGGAGTTCCTGCCAGAGCCAAGGAATCTCATCGAAGGCGTTGCGCAGGTATGTCAGATGCGTGTTGCACAGCAGCAGGCCGCTTCCGGTCTCTGTCTTGCAGATCGTGCAGTGGTTGGACACTAGGCAGCCACCTCCATGTTCTTCTGGGCCTGTCGGTCCTGGGCGCACGTCCGGCAGACACGCCAGCCCTTGGCCGGGCGGATGTAGGTGTTCTCCGGGGTGTAGGCGTGGCCAGCCGGGCAGTGGGTCTTGTTGGCGTTGGCGTTGCGTCCGTTGCGCACGGCGTCCAGGCCGTTGTCGCTGCGAGTGCCGAAGGCCAGATTGGTTGTGCGGCAGTTCAGCTTCCGGTCGTCCAGGTGACGGACCTGCTGGCCATCCGGCTTGTCGCCGATGAAGGCCTGGGTAACCAGGTCGTGGATGTAGACGGTGCGGGACTGGCCTTCACGGGACAGCCGCGCTGTCGGATAGCCGTCCTGGTTCGGCGGGGTCTTCTTGATGCGCTCCGAGACGATCTTGGTGTGATTGCCGACCTTGACGATCCGGCGCTCAGACCGCAGACGTCCACGGCTGGAAATTGAATACAGTCCTTCGTAGCCGACGACAGGAAGCCAGCTTTCGTTGGTGATCAAGGGAGTGGGTGTTCCTTCCAAACGGCGAGGCCTGTTGGCCTTGCGGGTGTTTGGTGACTTCACCGAGAGACTGCGGTAGGACTTCCTACCGACTTGATGCACACGAGGTGCGAGATCGCGTTGCGGCACTTTGCCTTTGGCGATCAGCTTGCGAGAACCACTGAGAACCTCTGACGGGTTCTGAAGGGTGCTACAGGTTTTCGTACTCACGACGTTGGTCAACAGGCCTCACTTAGGCCGCCGACAACAGGCCGATGACGCGCTGCCGGACGTCCTCACTCAGGGGCGACGCCTTGGCGACAGCGGCGTTGATCGAGTCGATCAGGATCAACTCTTGGAGTTGCTTGCGCGTGTCCAACAGTTCAGCGTCATCGGCAGGCCGGTGACGGGTCATGTTGGCGACACGGGAGCGGAGCTTGTAGAACTCGGCTGACTTCACGGTGGGAAAGGGACCTTCCAGGCAGCGGCAATGGACGTCGCTCGAAGGTCGAGCCGCTCACCCGGTGCGTCCGCGCTCGCGCGCGTTCTCCGTTGCTTAATACGATAGCAGTGTCAGAACCAGCGCAACAGGCCGAATTCCCTTGTGCCGTAACAGTTCCTAGAACTTTCTACATGTGTTCTACAGGGATAAGAAAAGCCCCGGTCTACTGACCAGGGCTTCTCGGTGTGAAAGCTGTAGTGCTGGTTACTTCTTCGGGACGACGCTCACCAGGGCAGGGTCGAAGGTTCGGACTCCAGGAGTCGACTTCTGGACGGTCACGTCGAAGAGTTGGTCGATGACCTTGCCCTGAATGTCCGCCGAAGCTGCGAGCCAGCGACGGATCAGGTTCAGGTTGTCCAGGCTGATGTGCGGGACGATCTGCTCTGCCGTCAGCGGATGGTCCTGTTCGGCCAGCTGCTCTTGCAGCTGCGCAAGGTGTTCCGGATCGGCCAGCGCGCTGACGTAGGCCAGGAGCTGATCATCGTCGGCAGGAAGACCCTCGGTGTCATCGGCGTCGGCCATCAGTGCGGCCAGTGGCCCGGCCTTGGTCGCCTGGTCGAGCTGGGCGTCGATGGCAGCGATGTCCTTGGTGATGATCTGGGACTCACGCGTGACGTCATCGGCGTCCAGGATGCCAGTGCGAAGCAGCGTGGCCAGTTCGCCCTTCTTGGCCTTCAGTGAAGCCCGCTGTGCGCGAAGGGCATCGGTGTCGACCTCCGGCGTGGACTCCCGGAGCCCCGTGGCCACGTCGCACTCGGACAAGTAGCGCAGCACCTCCAGGGTCACGTGCTCCTCCAGCGGAGCTGCCTTGCGAGCAACGTGGCCTGATCCACGGGTGCGGCAGCTGTAGGCGGATCGGCTGGGGTTCGGGCGGACAAGGTAGAGCCGTCCTCCACACTCTCCGCACTTGGCCACACCGCTGAGCATGTGTTGCCGGATGAAGGCGACCTTGGACCGACTGGCGCGCTGGCTCAGGAAGGCCTTGAGGCCCTCGTGCTGCTTGACCGACCACAGTGGCTCCCACTTGCCCTGAGCGACCACCTCACCTTCGTGGACAACCAGACCGGCATAGACCGGGTTCAGCAGTGATCGGCGTAGCACGAGATTGGTCCACTGAGCGCCGGTCGATGTGAGGATGCCGGAGTCGTTCCACTCCAGGCAGAGTCCACGAAGGCTCTTGCCGTTGAGAACGTCGGTCGCGGCCTTCTTCAGCAGCTTGGCTTCGAACTCGATCGGCACACCGGTCTTGCTGTCGTATGCGTAGGGCCTGGACCCGGCTGGGTTCCACCGGCCAGACTCCCGGAGCTGCTTGTTGGCTCGCTTCTGTCGTGCGCTCTTCTGCTCCATCTCCATTCGGGCGAAGACTCCTTTCATGCGGGCCGTGCCCCGACCGGTGGGGGTTCCAAGATCGAAGTCACCGCCGATGGTGGCGAGCGCGAGTTGCTTCTGGTTGGCCATGTCGATGATGTCCTCCAGCTCCCGAGGGTGCCGGTACAGACGATCGGCATCCCAGGACACGATGGCGTCGACCTTGCCGTCCCGGACGTCAGCCATCAGCCGTTCGAACCCTGGACGGGCCTTGTACTTCCGTCGACTACCGGGCATCGACACTGAGGCGCTGAGGTCGTTGTCGACGTACTCGACCACGGACCAGCCACGCTTGGCGCAGAGTTCAAGGCAGTCCTCACGCTGACGGTCGACGCCCAGGCGGTTGTCCTCGGCGTCCTTGGACTGGCGCAGGTAAACCGCTGCTCGCAGGGTGTTCGTCAT